TAATTTCATTATATAAATGGAATGAACTAGTAAATAAAGCTGATTTTAGTTTTATTCCTGTAAAAGGACATATTTACTTTTTATACCAACGAGAAGATGGGAATTTGTTTTTATCTCTTATTGAACCTGAATATTGGAACCAATTATTTGTGGGCAAAGTAAAACTGGATTCAGATAATAAATGGATAGAAGAAGAAAATTAATATATGTATAATAGAACATAATATTGTAGAGCTAGGGCATGCTGTTATGTTTAAATTAAATTAACCGAGAGCTACGGCCTCACAAAACTAAATGATATGAGTACATTATTCAATGAACGTACACCGTTCGACTTACTATTCCGAAACTTTTTTAAAGCAGACGGATCTTTTCAACCAACCACGTTTGACAACAAACAACCACACCCACTAGATATTTTTTATGACGAAGAAGGGCTTCACTTTGAGATTGCCTGTACTGGTCTAACTAAAAAAGATATCCAACTAGAAATAGATGGAGATCTTTTAAAAATTATCTATGATAAACCAAAAGAAGAAGAAGATTATTCTGGCTACATCTATAAAGGATTAGCTAAACGATCTTTTAACTTAGGTTATAAAGTAGCAGCTAAATTTGAACTTGAAAGTTTAACAGCTGAAATGAAGGATGGCTTACTTCATATTTTTATTCCAATTGCCGAATCTAAAAAGCCAAAAACAATTAAAATTAAATAATAAGTTTTATTAAAAAAGCGTGTCCTAGCGCAATATTATTTGTATATTCACGTCTAAATAAATAAGTTATATGTCTGAAACAAAACGAAGAAAATCAATTCAAATTATCACTGATCCCTTACTAGAACCCTTTTTTATTACAAAAGATGAATACAGCTATACTGTAAAACAAAATGTAACATCCGATGCCTCTCATTTTAGAAGCAAAGGAAATTCTAAAACTTATGAAAAATCTTTATATTATTTTTCCAATTTTAACCAAGCACTTAATAAAATTGCAGAATTAAAAAATGAAGGGGAAAATTATAGTAGTATACAGGAATATTTAAAGAATTATAAACAAATTAGTAATCAAATTAAACAATACACAGATGACATTAGAAGCACTATTTGATGCGGTTATAGTTAAACCGATTGAAATTGAAGAAACTACTTATGGGAATATTATAGTTCCCGATTTAGGCAAAGAAAAAAACGAAACAGCTGAAATAATCTCAGTTGGACCTGGTAGAATGCTCCAAGATGGCACTATGAAACCTCTTCCACTTAACGTAGGAGATAAAGTTGTTTTACCTACAATGGGTTTTACTAAATTACCTTATGATGGAGAAGAATATTATGTAGGCCCTGGGAATCAAATTTTAGCAAGAATTAATGAAACAGTAAGTGTTGAAGAAGTAATTGCTAAAACAGAAGTAAGTGAAACCGAAAAAGAAATTTTAAGAGATATTTAAAAAATGAGTAAACAAGTTATTTTAGGTTCTGAAGCAAGAACCAATCTAGTAAAAGGAATTGATGTACTAGCCGACGCAGTAGTATCTACCTTAGGCCCTAATGGTAGAAATGTAGTAATAGCAAATGAACAAGGAGCACCTCAATCAACTAAAGATGGTGTTACCGTTGCTAAATCAATTACATTAAAAGACCCTAACCAAGAATTAGGGGTACAGTTAGTAAAACAAGCAGCAATTAAAACAGCAGAAAAAGCAGGGGATGGTACAACTACTTCTACTTTACTAGCCAGAGAAATGATTAAAGCAGGATTAACAGCTTTAAATAATAATGAAAATGCAGTACAAATCAAAAGAGATATTGATGCTACTGTTAAAGAAGTAGTAAATAATCTAAAAAATAACATTGCAGAAGACATTTCAGGTGAAGAACAATTAGAACAAATTGCAACAATTTCTGCTAATAATGATCCTGAAACTGGAAAATTAATTGCTACTGCAATTGAAAAAGTTGGAATGGAAGGAGTTGTCCATATTGAGGAGTCAAAAACAGGAGAAACCTATTTAGAAACTGTTGAAGGGTTACAGTTTGATAGAGGTTACAAATCACCTTATTTTGTGACTAATAATAATACTATGACTGCTACTTTGGACAATCCCCTCATTCTTATTGCAGATCAAAAATTAACACAAGTAAAAGAATTATTGCCAATTTTAGAAAGTGTATCTTCACAAGCACGTTCGCTTTTAATTATTGCTGAAGATATTGATAATGAAGCTTTAGCTACCCTTATTGTAAATAAAATGAGAGGTACAATGAAAGTTGTAGCTGTAAAAGCACCTGATTTTGGTGATCGTAGAAAATTAATTCTAGAAGATATTGCTATCACAACTGGAGGTCAAGTATTTGACACCCAAAAAGGAATGAAACTTGATAAATTCAGTTGGGACTGGTTTGGTGAAGCTAGAACAGTAACTGTAGGAAAAGAACAAACAACAATTGTAGATGGAAAAGGTGGAGTTGAACAAATTGAAGCTCGTATTGATGAATTACAACAACAAATTGATAAAGCATCCACTCCATTTGAAGTTGAAAAACTTCAAGAGAGACTAGCAAAATTTGTTGGTGGGGTAGCTATTATTCATGTAGGTGGAAATACTGAAACTGAAATGAAAGAAAAGAAAGATAGAGTTGATGATGCATTACACGCAACAAAAGCAGCTATTGAAGAAGGAATAATACCTGGTGGTGGAACAGCATTATTATATGCGTCATCAGGCATTGAAGTTAAATCAACAGGTGCCGCTATTGTAGTAGAAGCATGTACTAAACCATTTAATCAAATCTTAGTTAATGCTGGCCATGATTCAGTTAAAGCACAAATTATAGCTGATGGGTTAGTTAATTCCGGAAATGATGGTTGGTTAGGATATGATATTAAAACTGATAATACTGTTGATATGAAAGAAGCAGGTATTATTGATCCTACTAAAGTAGCTAGAACCGCACTACAAAATGCAGCATCAGTAGCAGGTACAGTATTACTTACAGAATGTACAGTAGTAGATGAACCCAGTGAAGAACAAAAACAACCACAAATTGATCCATCAATGATGGGGATGATGTAAAAATTTTTTAATTTAAATAAATATGAACAAACAGGAAATTTTCGAACAGATTGATACATTGTATCAAAATTTTGTGCAAGAGCACAATGGTACCACCAAGGCATCTCAACAACGAGCTAGAAAAGCAATTGGAGAGATTAAGAAGTTAGTTACTGATTACCGAAAGGCATCTGTAGCTGAATCTAAGTAATAATTAGGGGGAGTTTGTCTCCCCCAATTAATTTTATTACATTTACACCATGAAAACAGAAATAATTGAAAATAAAATATTAATAGCTAATAGACAACCCCCAGGGGATAGATGGAAATTAGTAGATGAACCTAATGGTAAAATATATACTAGTATAACTGATACTTTAGAAGCCTATATGAGAAAATCAGGTTTCCAAGGGCATTATAGATTAGAACCATTAAGTAGCAAATTATATGCTATTAGCAGTGAAGAAGTCGAAATCCAACCAGAACCAATTAAAACATATAGTTTATATGGCGAGTATTCAGACCCGGGAGAATAGTTTATTAGTCGAACGTTATAGGCCTACTAAATTAGAAAATTATGTAGGAAATGAAAATATTAAAAAATCTATAGCTAAATATTTAGAACAAAATGATATCCAAAACCTAATATTTTATGGACCAGCTGGTACAGGAAAAACAACTCTGGCAAAACTTTGTGTTCAAAATCTTGATTGCGACCATCTTTATATTAATGCCTCTGATGAACGTGGTATTGAAACAATTAGAGATAAAGTACAAAGCTTTGCGAGCGTGGCTTCATTTAAACCACTTAAAGTGGTCATTTTGGATGAAGCTGATTTTCTTACTATACAGGCGCAAGCTTCACTCCGTAATATCATTGAAACTTTCTCGCGTACGACAAGGTTTATTATGACTTGTAATTTTGTAGAGCGTATTATAGATCCTTTACAATCAAGATGTCAAGTGCTTAAAATTGTACCCCCTACTAAAGTAGACGTAGCAAAACATTTAGCTTGGATTTTAAATCAAGAGGGTATTGGTTATGATCCTCAAGATTTAAAATTAGTAGTTAATCAATATTACCCTGATTTAAGAAAATGCATTAATACTTTACAATTAGCTAATACTAAAGTAGAAGATGAATTACATCCTACAAATTATATGAATGTAATCCGTTTAGATAAATCTACATTAGTATCATCTAATTATATAGATAAAGTAATTAATGCTTTATCAGAGGGATCTAAACATAATAGAATAGATTGTTATAATGATATACGTCAAATTATAGCCGATGCTAATGTAGATGATTTTGATGAATTATTTAAAACATTATATGAACGTGCATCTGAATATCTTCCAAATAAAGAAGGTACAGCAGCTATTTTAATAAATGAACACCAATATAAAGCAAATTTCCGTATCGACAAGGAAATAAATACAATGTCGTTAATTCAAAATTTAATAAATAATAAATAATTATGCAACAAGCACCACAACAGCAAGGACCAAACATTGATTTAAAAAACACAAGTGAAGTTAAAAATTTTAATGGTGGATCAATTTTCCAACAAGGGGTAATTTTACGTAAAGTATCCCGTTTTGTAGCAGGAACAGATGAAGATGCCCTACTACCCATCCCAGTATTTTATGATCCTGAAACTAATAAAATTTTAACAGATTCAGTCCCAAAAGATTTAAGGGAAGAAATGAAAGATGAGCTTTGTTAAATGAAGAATATCTTTGATTGGTTAAAATGTATTAATACTACTAAACCTCCTGTCGAGTCATTTTCTGATAAAGATTGGGAGGTTTGGAATAGTTATATGATCCACAGATTCATCTCAATGAATCCAGATTATTTAGAGATAGTAAATTATGTACAAGATTTTCCACCACAAGAAAAGAGAATGATATATTCTATTTACAAAGAATTTATCCCTAAAAATAATAAATGGAATAAGTACATTAAATCTAAGGTAAAACAATCTAATAAGGATTTAGTAGACCATATCAAAGATTATTTTCAGTGTTCAAGTAAAGAAGCAAAAGAATACATATCTATCTTGGATACCACACAAATTGGTCGTATATTAACGAATAGGGGATTAGATAAAAAAGAAATAAAACCATTATTAAAATGACAAAAGAATTATA